TATTATCAAACAACCAGTTATTTTTTAATCCATCAGGTAAATCAACTGCCATACCTTCGTCTGGGTGTTTATATTCCTTTTTATTTAAAGTTTCTGCGATAACTTCTTCGCTTGTTCCATCTGCAAAAGAAACGATTTCACCATTTGGTGCTTTTCTTAATATTGCCATTATTTATTTAGTTCTCCCATTTTCTTATCAAGAATACTTGTTATAGTTTTGGTTTCTTTCATTCCTGTCCATTCAAGAGATGGGAATAACAAATCACCATTAGAACCTTTAGTGCTTCGCAAAATTGTAAGCATGTTTCTAAAATAATTAAGGAAATCATCTTCAAATTTTAAATCATCAAAACTTCCATCTTCTAAAATATAATCTTTATGGTTATGATATAATCTGTACCACTTCATCATTCTTGTCTGAATGTAGGTGTTAGCTTGACTAGCTTCTATTCTGTTTCCTGCGTTCTTGCCTGAAGCCATTTCAACTTTTAGAGCATCAATAATTCCTTTGTATTCTAAATTGCCAAATACAGGTTTATCCTTAAATGCTCTGAAATTTGCAATGTCAGAAGTTATAAGTGAAGTGTAAAATTGTTTTGTAATATTACCTGCATGATATTCTTGTTGTGCATATTTTTCAGCTTCATCAAATTCACCATTTTCTAGTAGTTTTAAAATTTCTCTTTCAGTTTGTGGATTATTACTTTTTCCACCATTAAACTTTTGGTCAAGCATAAAAGTATCAAATGCTCTAAGTTGATTTTCATTTTCAAGAGTACTTCTATGTTCCCATAAATCAAAAGTGTCTTCCTGGTTTTGTAGAAATTGATATTCTTCTACATATTCTTTTTTAGCTTGTGTATCTGCAAGTTTAACATCTAAACCTTCTTTTTCTTCTTGTGCTTGAGTTAATAAAGTTAAAAGTTCTTCTTGTACTTTTTCAACACGACCAATTTTTTCAATTGTATCTGTCCCACTTTTTAATAATGAAGGTAAATTAGCTATAATAGCTTTTGCATAATCGTAGTCTCTGGTAGTAGTGACATATTCTTCTAATCCTTTAATAATTAAATCTACTGCATCTCGACCATCACCAGTCAAATCATAATATTCTGTAATCTCTTTTTGTAATTTTTCTGCTAATAATACAAACTTATCGTCTTTATCATTCCATAAAGGATTTTGGTCTATATCTTTAAATCCACTAATAATTCCATAAACTCTACTTCCTAATTTATCATCAAACTTATCTTTAAATAATTTAAGCTGTGACTGTCTGTGGTTATTTTCTAGAATTGCTCTTTGTGCTGATGTTTCTTTAAAAAAACCTTGTTCTAATTCTGTGGCTTCAAAGAAGTCTAATTGTTTTTCTTTAATAAACTTATCTAATTCTTTCTTATAAAACCTAGTAAATGCACCTTCAGTAATGTCATTAATAACACCTAATTCGCCATATCTTTGATTAACTCTATCTATAAATTCAGTCGAATATTCATTAAGAGAAAGCTGTTTAAACTTTTCTATATAATATGGGTTGGCTTGTTCTGTAATTTTACCTGATTTTACAGCATCTCTAAACTTCATCTTCAGTTTAGCATGGTCTTCAATAGCTTTTGCACTTTCTTCTTTTTTCTGTTTTTTTTCAGAAGCAATAACTAAACCTGTTCCTGCATCATTAACAAAGTTATCCATTGCAGTCGTAAATTCTTGTAAACCTGCAGGTAAAGGTTCTTCTTCAGGTTTATAAAATAAATTAAAATCACTGGATAAAACTATTCGCTGTTCTGGCTTTAAGTTAAGTTCAGGAGTTGTCCTTTTTTTACTAGAAAACAATTTACTATAATCTACTGCCATTATATTGCGTATGTCTTAGCTGATTTCTTTTGTTTTCTCTTTTGCCAATTAGTTTGTAATCCTCTCATCTCTTTGGCTACTTCAAGACTGTAATAAGTGTTTGCTACATTCAGAGCTTGTGTAGCAAATAATAAATTAGAATTTGGTGGAACTTCATAAGTCATTTGGCTTTCTTGACCAAATTGAATGGCTTCTAAATTTCTCTCAAATTGAGAAATATTAATATCCATATTATTTCTTAAAGCATTTCTATATTTACCTTCGGTTCGATAATAGTCTCTTAACAATGATTCAGTTGAACCTGAGATTGCTAAACCTGCTCCACCTGCTTCGGTAATAAATTTTGCTCTTACTTTTCTAGCTTTAAGAGTTGCTTCGTAATCTTTGTCTGCCGCTTGTGCAAGTACTTGTCTAATTTTTAATTGTTCAGCAGCATATCTTTGAATTGCATTTTTCTTTGCAAGGTCATTTTGTCTTTTCTGTCTATCGTAAGCATTTTGTTGCTGTGCTTTCTGAGATTTATATTTCAGACCTGCACTGGCGACATTAACCACCAATAAAGCTGTTGTTGCGTCACACATTGTTTATTCTAATAATTTCGTAAAAAGGTTTTTGTAAAACTCCACGATTTAATTTCCTTATAAATTTAAAACCACACCAACGTAGCCAGTTGATATGTAGTTGATTTCTGCAATCAACAAAGTTCCATAAAATTTTGTATTTTGTATTTAAAAATTTAACAACTTCTCTACATTGTTTTAGAAAAGCTATTTGAATTTTAGCTAAATCTTTTGTTGCAAGAAGCCAAATAACACCAATATCATTTCCATAATTATTTATTCCAAAAATTCCTACTGGTTTATTTTTTGGATTAAAAATTGTAAAAACTATCACACTATTTTTGAAACCAGTTAGTAATGCTTCGTAAGGTAATAAACCGCTTCCTGCTAAAATTTCTTGTTTATCTTCTTTTCTTAATCTTGGTGCTAAATATTTTATATCTTCAAGAGTAGTTAATTTAAAATAACTAAACTCTCGTTGATGCTGTAACATAATAACCCAACCAACTCGCATTGATAAAGTTTGAAGGTAAATGGCTATCGTTTTTCAAACTCACAGTAAGTTTGTCATTTTCAGATTGAATTGCGAAAGTAAAATCACCATCATCAAGTGAAACTGTACCTAAAGCTCCAGACCCCACTACTGTGCCAGTATAGGTGCTTGTACTCGTATCTCTGCCGACAGGAACAACTTCTGTTTGGAAATATCCTGTATCATTAAAAGACACATTCCAATTTCTGATTTGAAGTCTACCTTCTTTAACACTTATTCTTGCTCCAACACTATCGGCTACTTGAATGAATTGTTGTGAAAATACAAAGGAAAATTCATATTGTTCGCCTATCCATAAATTAGCTGATGTTTGGTCTCCTGCTATAACAATTGAAGTACCTGATTGTGAAGCAATAGTTAATGCTTGTCCTGCTGTGTTGCTTCCACCTATTCTGCCAACACATTTCATTATATTTCCTGCAACAAAATCTGTAACAGCTAATCTTGTGGGGTCAGAAGAAGTTACAGTTAAATTTGAATCTCCTACTACTGCTCTCGTAACTGTAATAAAATTAGCCGCAGGATTAGGAGCAGAATATCCTGACAAGGCATTAATACCAAGAACTCCACCACTTCCTACAGCAATATTATCTGCTACATCATCATTCGTTCTTGAACCACCAACTGAAAATTCTAAAGCTCCCGCAGGGTCACTATTGGTAGCTGTCATGGTTGTAGATACACCTGCATTATCTGTAATTGTTATGGTACTACCTACCGCAATGTTAGCCGCATCGGTTACTGTAATTGTGCAAGTTGTATTAGTTATTGAATAAGGAATGGTAAATGTAGTTTGGTTAGTTCCTGCATTATAAGATGAAGAAACTCCTGTTGTGTCATCTTGTAATTTTCTATCAAGGTACGTTAAGTAAGTTGCAGAAGTATCAACTACTGCAGGTGAAATATCTAAACTTTCTAAATAGACACCATCACTTCGTTCATTAACTATGTATAAAGTGTTTTCTATAAAATCTATGTTAAGAATTTTATCAGAAATTGCTGTTCCAAAAGTCCATTTATGCCATGCACTTTGTAATCTTTTATTATCTGAAACATAATATTGATAAACGTATAAAGCATTTTGGTCTGAACTTTCTGACGACAAACAAACTAAAATATTTTCATTCGTTGCAGAAGTAAGTTTAAATATATTTTTAGGTAAATATTTTGGTACGTTTGCAGTTATATCATCTGCTTTTTTTGTATCGCTATCTCCTGACACATAAAATTCTCTAATTCCTGTATAGTTGCCTTTATTAAAGCAGAAGAAAACATTACTTCCTGCTCCGATAGGTTTAGCTTTTAAAGAAGTTTCAAATTCTGTTGATACATTAATTGAAACATTGGCAGCAGTTAAAGTTGTTCCACCTGTCAGCATAAACTGGGTTTGGTCTGAAAATAACAATAAGTCTTCGTCAAATGAAATAGCATGACGAAGTATTGAAACTTTCTTTGCAGTTGATGCTACGTCTACTGGGTCAGTATCTAAACTATCTGTAACTGTTTCTGAGAAGAAGTGAAAAAATTCTCCACTTCTAGACATGATAACATTTTCATCAGCAATAAAACCTAATCTATTTCTATGAAAGAAAATATCATTGATTTTTTTACCAATAAAACTTGGGTCAGGCGAACTGTCCGTATCGCCACAAACTCTTTCTCCCCAACTTGGTACATCGTAAGAAGTTGCAGAAATTGTATATGAACTTCCATCAACTTGTGTAAATCTAAAATTTCCATCTGCAGTTCTAATAAGAACATGCGGCATTAAATCTTCATCAATATTAGTTTCTGTTGCAGGTGCTACAGTTTCAGACCAAACATCATCAGAACTATCATATTTTACATAATAATTATCAAAAGTATTTGTTGCATCTCCTGTAATTTCAACAATCATATTGTCTATTGCAGGACTTGGTAAATCTGAAAAGTTTTGAACTGTGTCGGCAACAACTTGACTTGCATCATCTCCGTAACCATCACTGGCACTAACTGCCAATGTTCCTGATGCTTTCACAATTGAGAAAGAACTTTCTCCAATATCTGCTATTGTGAGACCACCAACTGAACCAATCGCACTAACCAATCCATCTCTGATTGCCTCTGTGTCAGTATCGGTGCTAGTAAAAGAATAAGTAGTTGCATCTATAGTTATTGAATATTTTGTTTCATCAACTCCTTGTAAAACTGAATAAACAGCTTGTTCGACTTTTGCTGAAGAAGTCGTAGCCGCCATTACTGCTGTTTTTTGCTTATTTAAAACGTATGTATAATCCGCGACAGTCACAGCAACAAAGTCTGATTTTGGGTCTGAAGAAGATAGGTAATTTGTTGCGTTTGTTTGATTTACAACAGTTTTTGCAGTCCCATCAATATCATAAACACTTATTGCTCCATTAGTTAGAACTACAATGTATCTCTCATTTACATCTCTATTAATTGTGTGCAAATAGGAATTGGCTAATGATGAACCTGTTAGTTTAGCTACATAAGAAGTATTTGGTCTTTTTTTGAGACCTTCAACAACAGAACTGAAACCATTTACTTGTGAAGTTGCTTGACTATTTAATCTTAAAATTTCAGGTTGCTGAGATATTCCTTGAACCAAATTAGGAATGGTTCTGGCTATTAAAGGCATCTCTTATCTATTAACTATGTACGATTGTAAATAACTATCGAATATTGAATTGTCTGCTGTATTAGCTTCGTCTTGTTTCATTACAGCTAAACTTCTTGCTTCATCTTCTGATGAGAATTTATGAAGTGTATTTGCTCCTAGAGTTCTATCGTGAAAAGTTCTAGCTGAACGAATTGTAATATATCTTCTTGCAGGTTCAGGTAATTTTGAAAAATCTAATAAATAAACAATAGTATTGTCTTCAAAGTCTTGGTCAAAAGTTTCTTCGTTTTTTGCCAAGTTATATAAAAAACTATCACGTTGGACTATATCGTAAGATGACCTGCTATATTTATCATTGAGTTCAACTCTTAAAACATCTGTACCAACAGGAATTTTATTATCTCCATCTCTTGATAAATCAAATTTGTAATGCGTATTAAAATGCCAACCTGCGGATTGTACTTCACGACAAATTTCATCAAGAACATTTAATGCTGTTGTTGCGTCTACAGGTAAAGTTCCTGTTAGAGAATTAACTGGGCTTTCGCCAATTGTTGAAAGTATTGTATTAACTGCTTCTAATTCAGTTGTTCTTGTAACTGTACTCATTTGATTTAAGCACAGGCGGATTGTCTGTGTTAATCTCCGCCTGTACTATTAAATAATAAAATTAATTATTATGCTTGTTTGACTGAAACTGCCGCTTCTGGTCTCAAAATTCCATGACCAAGAGCAAGTCTTGCTGTAAGCAAGTTACCTAATCTTCTTGGGTCATAAGTATTTTCTAAAACCAAATCTTTCAGTTTCACAGTACCGATAGCACT